CGGCAATGCATGGGTCTCCGGCGATGCATGGGTCTACGGCAATGCAAGGGTCTACGGCGATGCAAGGGTCTACGGCGATGCAAGGGTCTCCGGCGATGCAGAGGTCTACGGCGATGCAAGGGTCTCCGGCGATGCAGAGGTCTACGGCAATGCAGACTATACAACCATTCATGGTTTCGGCACTCAGTTCCGTACAACTACATTCTTTCAGTGCGAAGATAAGCAGATCAGAGTATCTTGCGGTTGTTTCTTAGGAACAATTCCAGAGTTCCGCGAACAGGTAAAAAATACCAGAGAGGGCAAAATTGCGGAAGAGTACCTTATGATTGCCGACCTGATGGAAAAGCATTTTGTAAAAGAAAAAGAAAGTGGTGAATAATTATGACCCCAGAAGAAGTAAACCTTTACGTCAAAGAAAATGCAGAAGTTCATCAGTTCGCTGCAGAGGTTGCAAGAATCATATCAGGCATTCCACAGATGCCGGAATTCTCGTCAGAAATTCTGACCGTAGCCGACGCGAGCCAATTGATCGGACTTCCTGTTACAGCAATCCGGGCAGGGATTGTGTATGGATGGTTGCCAATTGGTGTGGCTGTGCAGAATAACAAGCCAGCAAAAAGCCTTTCCGGTGGACGAATCACATACATCATAAGCCCTAGAAAAGTCTATGAAGTGACCGGACATATCTGGAAAGGCAAAGCTGCTCTTAATAAGTAGGTGCCCCGGAGGGAGCCAACACCTCCACCCCGGAGCTTGCATCTACTAAGCACGATTTAGTAGATACAGGTTAATTATAAGCCTCTATCTGCTAATTGTAAAGACAAATAAGAAAAAATAAGGAGAAATTAGCTAGATATGAGCGAAATTAGAAACGAAAATCAGCCAACATGGGCTGACATCGAAGTAGTACTTGCGACTGAAATTGTCGAAGAAAGTAAGAAAAAGTCAAAAAGATGGTTCACTGCATGGATTGTGACAGTCGCCGCACTGGTAGCGAGCAACCTTGCGTGGATTCTGGGAGAAATGAAATAAAATGAAAGAGTATATGCTAATTGCTGTTTGTATGCTTGCCGGGAAATATGTGGATGTGCCTATCTGGCTAAACATCTTTTTTGGTATCTCGGCAGCATGGGCAGTACGCCAGATGGAAACAGACTGGCAGTAGGAAATAAGGAGGATAAGAAGATGTTTGAGAAAGAGATTGATGAAATTTACGAACTCTGTAAAAGAGTTGTGAACGAAGTTCCGGCAGTAAGTGTCGAATTCAGTTATTCAATTTATGGCATGAGAGTATGTGGGCTTAAAAGAAAAGAAGATGCTTGCCTTCCAAAAGACGTGTTTAAGTGGGATTTGTACCAAAACGTATCTTTTAATTCATTTTATGAGAAAGAAAGTCGTGAAAGCCTCAGAATAATTAAAGCTTTCTTACTGGAACTTCTGATAGATGGGAAGTGTCCGAATGAGTAAACAGATAGCAATTATGAAACTTCTTCCCAGTCTGGAGATAGCAGGATGTATCAATGAACTGCTCAGAGAACTTCAATGCAGAGGTGATTACATTCTGGATTATGAGAACTGTGACATGTCTCTGGATCATGTGGAATATCACAAAGCTGAAGATATCGACGGAGAGAAGTTCGGAGATGCTTCAGACAACCTGTACTGCTTTTTCAAGGCGGTGTGAACATGGATGAAAGGATTAATGAGGTTCTGAGATTGATCGACATACAGCTTGCAACAGTCCCAGATAACCCTATTGAAGAATCATACAAGGCAAGAACATTGGCGAGCTACGTACAGGCTCTGAACGGGCTTTTAACGGCTCAGAAATCGTATAAGGAGGAAACGAATGAGTGAATTTGAAATCCGTATTCCGGCAAGAAAGAAACAACTGGCAACCGGAAAAGACAATCAGGTTGTAAAGGTTTCATCAGACGCATACAACGCACTGGTCGAAATCTATAACGAATCAACCTTATCAATGAAAGATATTGCAAGTTTGCTGATTATCGAGGGCAGTAAACATGTGGTTTATGACAAGGAGGAATAGCAATGGCAACACCCGTATTAATTATTGGAAAATCTGGTTCTGGCAAGAGTACCAGTCTTAGGAACTGCCAGAATGAACACTGGAATCTTATTAGAGTATTGAATAAACCGCTTCCGTTTAAAGGAAAGATTGACGGATGGTTTACAGATGATTACCAGCAGGTAATGAAGTGCCTGATCGCATCAAAAGCAGAGTCTATCGTAATTGATGATGCAGGGTATCTTATCACGAATCATTTTATGAAAGGACACGCTTCTGCTGGAAAAGGCAATGCAGTGTTCGCTCTGTACAATGATATTGGAGACTATTTCTGGAATCTTATCCAGTTCATTGTAACAAAAGTACCGCAGAATAAAATTGTTTACCTTATGATGCATGAAGAAAAAGACGATTCCGGGGAAGTAAAGCCTAAGACAATTGGTAAGCTTCTGGACGAAAAAGTTTGCATCGAGGGCATGTTTACTATCGTTCTTCGCTGCATTGAAGAGAGTGGAAAACACTTATTTGTCACTCAGTCCAGTCAGGGAGCGGTAAGTAAATCCCCGATTGGAATGTTTGACAGTTTGACTATTGATAACGACCTTGCAGAAGTTGACAAGGTTATCAGGGATTATTATGAATTAGGAGGAACAGATAATGCAGAAACCAAATAATTACGATACTACACAGGCAGCAGGAGAATTTGAACCAATTAAGCTCGGTGGCCATAAGATGGTAATTAAGCAGGTATCAGAGAAAAAATCCCAAGGCGGACTTGATATGCTCGTTATCTTGTTTGATTTTGCAGAAGGAGACGAACAGGCAGGGTACTTTATGAAGCAGTTCGAAAACGATATCCGTCCAGACAAGAAATATCCGAATGCCGGTACTAACTATATGATTATTGACGAGAGTGTAGATTATGGTGTCCGTAACCTTAAAACATTTATCACATGTGTAGAAAAGTCAAATCCGGGATTTGCTGTTAAGTGGGGTGATAACTTCGGGCAGCAGTTTAAAGGCAAGTTGATCGGCGGCATCTTCCGTCTGGAGAAAGACTGGTACGACAACAAAGAAGTAAAACGTCACAAACTCGCATGGTTCCGAAGTATTGAGGGAATTAAGGATGCAGACATCCCAGAAGAGCGTACCACAAAAGCCTATGACGATCATCTGAAAGAAGAAGCTATCATGGGAGCGAATCCGGCAGGTACGGACTTTATGAATATTCCAGACGGAATTGACGAAGAACTTCCATTCGATTAAGAGGTGATTTTGTGAAAATTGCGGTAGACAAAAACCAGTTTTCCGGTTCACATGGAAAATCAAATTCTGTTAAGCACAAGCAAATGGAAAATATGGGGGCGATTCTTGTCCCTGTACCACTTCCATTTGGCGATTACTGTAAGATTACGGATGAGATTCAATCTATTATTGACAGCAAAAAGAAAGTATGTAAAAAGGATCTGGAAGCAGTTATTTCATTATCTATAGATACAAAAAAAGACCTTCAAGAGTTATATGGAAATGTATGTGCTCAACATGAGAGGTTTAAAAGAGAGCTGTTAAAGCCTATTAACAATCAATCAAAGCTAGTCATTCTTTGTGAACACGGCGAGGATGTAAAGTGCCTTGAAGATGTGTATTTTTTTTACCAGCCAGAAATGGAACGGTTTCGTTGGAGAGCAAAAAACATCAATGGGAGAGAAATACGAATGAAAGAAAAATATATTCAGAAAGAAATCAAAGGAGTTTCTCTGTTTCGCTCCCTTTGCACTATCAGAGACCGTTATAACGTCCAGTTTGAATTCTGTACAAAAGAAGAGACCGGACGGCGGATCGTGGAGCTGCTGTCATGACTAAGGGAGAAATCAAACAGTCAGTAAAAATGCCAGAAATTCTCTCCAGGTACGGGCTAAGGCCGAATAGAGCAGGATTTATATGTTGCCCTTTTCACAAGGAAAAGTCAGCATCCTGCAAAATCTACGATGATTCCTTTTACTGTTTCGGCTGTGGAACTGGCGGTGATGTGTTTGATTTTGTGATGCAATACGAATCCGTCCCTTTTAGTACGGCGTTTATTGAGCTGGGTGGCACTTATATATCAAAAAAAGGTAAAAGCCGCAACCAGATCAGACATGAAATGCGAGATATTAAATCAAAAAAACACAACCCTGTTCAGGATCCTAATGAGATTGAGCAGGTAGAAAAGAACATACTTATGTACGAAACAGCACTAAAAACGTTCCCTCCTGATTCAGAAGAGTGGTATATGTGCCAGTTTAATCTTGAGAAAGAAAAAAGCAGATACGAAATGTTATCAGCTAAGTCAGGAGGTGAGAAAAATTCTTGAAAATATTGAAAACTTACAGGCACAAGACTTTATGGAAAAGCAGTTGTATGAAGAGCTTTTTTCAGTAAAAAGTAAAATTGACCGCTCAGAAATCAAGTTTAAGCTGATGGACCGGGCAAAAAGTGTGAAAGCGAAGCATATAGCAGAAGAGTTCATAAAGGAATTCCAGAAAGCAGAACAGGAAAAGGAAAAAGAAGAAAAAGTAAATCGTTCTATGCAGTTAGTTGAAAACATCACAAACTTTTATCCTGATTCTGTTGATAAGGAATATCCTAACATGGCTTGTGGTAGCTGGATAGCTACAGAGAACGGAATATTTTCCTCTGAAACATCTAAGGCAAGAGAACTTGTATGTCACCACCCGATCATGCCGATACGTCGTCTAAAAAACATCGAGACAGGAGAGGAACAGATCACGGTGGCTTTTAAAAGGGATGGATATTGGACAGAAATAACTGTTCCAAAAATTGACATTGTGACTTCCAGGGCAGTAACTAATCTTGCAAGGTTCGGGGTGCAGGTCAACTCAGAGAATGCAAGGCTTCTCGTAAAGTATCTGGCGGATGTTGAAATGTACAATGCCGATATGATCGACATACAGCACTCTACAAGCAAACTGGGGTGGCATGGTAATACATTTGTCCCTTACGACCTTTCAATCGTTTTTGACGGTGAATACCGCTTTAAAACGCTATTCCAAAGTATACAGGAAAGTGGAGACTACTTCAAGTGGGTGACTCTGGCTAAGCAGCTACGGTCATGCGGACGATTGGAACCGCGAATAGCACTGGCAGCATCTTTTGCGAGTGTTCTTATACAGCCGCTTGATGCACTACCGTTCATCGTAGATTTCTACGGACAGACAGGTGGTGGAAAGACAGTAACGATCAATATAGCGGCATCAGTTTGGGGAAATCCTGCGCCGGGAGCTTACGTTGGAAACTTTCGATCAACAGATACATCATTAGAGACTAGAGCAGATATGCTTAATAATTTTCCAATGATCCTCGATGACTCGAAGAACGCTTCTCAGTATATTCGGGACAACTACGAAACATTGATCTATAATCTCTGTTCCGGCAAAGGGAAAGGAAGGTCAAATAAGGACCTCGGAGCAGCTAAGGAAAATACATGGAGTAATGTGACTATTTGCAACGGTGAGAATCCTATTTCGGAATTTGCAGACTCCGGCGGAGCTATCAACAGAATTATTGAGATTGAGTGTTGCGAGGATATTTACGAGAATCCGGCAGAGATCAACAGCGTTGTCACGAAGAACTACGGCTTTGCTGGAAGAGTATTTGTTGGAAATTTGAAACAGTTCACATCGGACGATCTGAAAGAAATGAAAGCCGAAATTGAGAAAGGTTTTGACGGATATGACTTTCCAGCAAAACAGGTCATGGCTATATCTACACTTCTGCTGGCTGACAAATTAGCTACAGATTTCATATTTAAGGATGGACGTGAGCTGACGGTCGAGGACGTTGTGGACATACCTACACGTAAAAAAGACGTATCTGAGGGACAGAGGTGTTATGAATTCATTCTTGAAAGTCTTTCCGTGTACGGGCAGCACTTTGATGCTCAATTCAGTTGCGATCAATGGGGATTCAAGGAAATGCCAGATGAGTATGGAGATGTATATGTATATTTTTATCCGAAACCTCTTGAAAACCTTTTGAAAAATAATGGATTCTCCAGAAAAGCCTTTTCTGCCTGGGCAATTAATCGAGAATTGATTAAGCATACAGGAAAGAGGGATACGGTACTAAAAAGAGACGGGGGAAGCGTGATGAGGCTTATTGCAGTAAAGGTTGTCAACATAAAAAGCCTCGAAAATGAGCAAGAAAATGAGGTTATTGAAACTGGCTTTCTGCCAACTAATGCCGAAACAAATGTTCCGTTTTCGTAATTTGTAACCATGTAACCGTTGTAACACGAAAAAAAACGTCCTATAGGAGAAAGTTTGAGAGTGTATAAAAAACATATACTCTAGTGATTCTCCTATATGAAAACCTTGGTTACATTGGTTACACGGTTACATACCTCTGAAACCCGCATAAAATAAGGGTTTTTGGCGTAACCAATAGGTCGAAAAAGTCGGTTACACGTTGGTTACAAAATTAAAAAGCATATACAATTAGATTTATTATAGCAAAATTAATTGAATATTACAAAAATATTTAGTTGACATAATTATTACAAGGAGTGGTTACAAAATGAAAAAAGACGATCTCAATAAAAAGCAGAGATATGCATTAGATACGATGCTGTCTGGCAGCAATGTTTTTCTGACAGGTGACGCAGGAACAGGCAAGACAACGGTTATTCAAACGTTCATCGATGAGGCGGAAAAAGCTGGTAAAAATGTTCTGGTATCCGCCACTACTGGAATTGCAGCGGATAATATCGGATATGGGGCAACTACCGTACACCGGGCATTGAATATTTCAATTAAATTTGAGGACTATAAGAAAAAGGTGAAATCCAGAGCTGAACTTCTGATAGAAGCAGATGTTCTTATCATTGATGAAATCAGCATGTGCCGGTTCGATTTGTTCAATATGATTGCAAAGACGATCATCACGGAGAATGAAGAGAGAGCAGTTGACAGACTTCTGATCGGAGAGGACAAAGAAGACATTCAGTTAATCGTGATAGGTGATTTCTACCAGCTTCCGCCAGTTATTACGACAGACGATCGAAAAATTCTCTGTCGGATGTATGGATCTGATTATGGAAAGGGTGGAAAGTATGAACATGGATATGCTTTCATGTCTGAATACTGGAAAGAAATGGGATTTGAATATATCAAACTTGATGAGGTATGCAGGCAGAATGATGAGGGATTTAAGTATGTGCTGAATGATATTAAATATGGCAACAATATTAGAAAATCCATTGCATATCTGGAGAACAACGAATCAGACAAAGTTATACCGGAAGCGCCGTTCTTGGTTGGCACTAATGCAGAAGCTGACAGAATTAACAATACTTTCCTTGGCAAGTTGGATAAAAAGACCGAAAAAGTGTTTCATGCAGCAGTTGACGGCGAGCTAACATCTGCCGATATTAAGAACATTGCATTTGCCAGAGAGGACTTAATTCTTAACATCGGTGCAAAAGTGATGATTACAGTCAATGATTTGTCTGGAAACTACGTTAATGGAACGATTGGCATCATTCAGAAAATTGTGGAAAACGGAGAATTTGAAGAATCTTATCTGGTTATCAAAACTGATAAGGGCAAAACAGTTAGCTTATATAGATACAATAAAGACATTGAGAAACAGGTTATTGAGGAATCCGAACAAGAAAAGGATGGTCGGAAGATCGTGAAAGAGAAGATTGTCCGTAAGAAAGTAGGCTCTTTCTCTCAGTTCCCGGTAAAACTTGCCTGGGCAATCAGCATTCATAAATCACAGGGACAGACATTTGAAAAAATCAACATTGACCCTTGCTGTTGGGATCCTGGACAGTTCTATGTGGCTGTTTCCCGGGCTAAATCAGCTAACGGCATACATTTTATCAGACCGATAAAACAGAGCTATATAAAGGCGTTTAGCAAGGATAACGAGCGACTTCTTGAACAGAGTTTTGAGGTAGAAGAAGGTGTATAAGTATGAGAGTGACGCACGAGCAGATACCGAACACCATAAAGTTTTTACAGATTGATTTTCCGGCACTGGTCCTCCAGACTGCCGGAATTGAGGCAAAGGATGAATACTGGCAGCAGGTAGTTGAACAGATCCATGTTGTGTCTGAAAAATATAGCAAAAATGGATTTGTAGATCACATGCTTGTTGCTTATTCGGATTATCTTTCTAAGATGTTTAATAAGGCAAAAGAATTGGAAAAGGAGAATCAAAATGCCGTACAACACGAAGAATAGATGCAAGCAGGGACAGGCTCTCAGAAAAGAAATATATATGTATATCGTCAGTTATATTAAACTGGTTGGATATGCACCGTCAGTTACAGAAATTTCTGAAAGAGTGGATGCCGGGAGAGCTACGGTCTGGAAACATATCAATCAACTGGTTGATGATGACCTGCTCAGAACGAACCACCCTAGTACCGACAGGGCATATACTCCGGTTGGGTATGGAATAAGAAAGATAAACAAGGAGACAAAATGAAACTTTATGACATTGTTACAGCAGATGGTACATTCGTCGACAGTATGAGCAAAATAGAAATTTTGGAACGGTTCGGGATTTCTAAAGGAGTCTTTCAAAGATATCTGGATAATGGCGATCTGTTAGAAGGGAAATATCAAATAAATGACTATGATTGCGATATAAAAGCAAGGAAATGTAAGGACAGGGAATTATTCTTACAGTTTGACATTCTGACTCAGAAAATAAGGAGGACTGTTGGATGGGAAAACTAAAAAAGCGTGGAGGTCTAACACAATGAATAAAATGCGTGAATATGAACGAGGCAGGGAGGACGGGCTTGACCTTGCCAGACGAATTGTCAAACAGGGCGGGATTGAAGCTCTTGAACAGGAATGCAAGTTCCGGGGTGCGACCGGGATACATACCTCTCTGGCAGTAAAAGACCTTGATAAAGCGTCAGAAAAGATAAAAGAGGTTATAGCGGATTCATTTGTAATATTGTCAATCGCTGTTCTGCATGATGATTTCGGTTTTGGCGAGAAACGCTGTCAGAGATTTAGAAATGGACTTGACCGGGCTGCTGATTATATCAATGACGGTCTGGCAGAATGGATTGATTACGTAAACGCTATTAAAGAAGAGCTGGGGATTGTATTAAAGAATCCCGGAGAATAACGGACAGGTAGCATTTGGATAAATTAATCATGGAGGACTGCACAATAGCGTGTCAGTTACTTACATGGGGAAAGTGAGGATGGAAAATGAAATTATATTTCTACATTTTAGACAATGACAGAGAATTCAATCCGGAAACTAGAACATTCGGAGACCCTGTTTTTAAAGTCAGAGTTGAGGAATGCGAGGTAATTGAGAAACCAAAGACGTACAGAGCAGTAGCACAGTTTCCAGAAAGACTTTACATTGGATATGTAAAAAAAGAAGATATTGGAAAAATTTCTGGTTCTTCAACACCGTACATTGTGTTGGAAGAACCTAATTATCAGTTCGTAAAAGAAACATTCTTGGAAAAATACAATAATGATATTCGCAGATTTAAAAACATAATTGCAATGTACGAAAATAAGATAGCTGCGGTTGAGAATTACAAGGAGGACGCAAAATGTTAATCAGAAGTCAGAATAAAGAGATATTAGTTAATTTTAATGTATCAGCTGGTATCGAAATTGCAGAAGGGACTACAAAAACAGTTGTAACATCATATATCACTGGATGCAGTTATTTACTCGGAGAATATTCCACCAGAGAAAAAGCTATGAAAGTACTGGACATGATTCAGGATGCATATGCAGATGCAAAATTAAATGAAATTCTTCTTCCTGATGTCTGCAAATCGGCTAGTGAATCTCAGAGGGGAAAAGATAATACATCAATTGCAAAAACTATTAGAAAAGATTTTATGAAAAAAATGATATTCCAGATGCCAGAGGATAGTGAGGTGGAAGTATGAGCGACGAAATGACATTTGCGCAGAACGAAGACGGCACATTTAGTGCATACGATGATACCTATGACATTACAATACATTGCGAGACAGAAGAAGAGCAGAAGAAAGTTATTGAGCATTTAAGAGGAATAAAGCTTCAGGAGGACTAAATGGGGAGATGTAAATTAGAGTGCCCGGACAGTGAAACAGAGCGCTGTATCTGCTGTACTAAACAGGATTCCTGCCAGTGCAGATGTGATGATATGGACAGTTATGAATATGCGGAGGAGTGTGAAGATTATGAGACTGATTGATGCGGATGCAATGAATGAAGAGTTATTTTACAAGCAAGTTGGAGGAAAAGACAGTTTAATTACGGCAGAAAGTGCGTTTAAAATGATTGACGCGCAGCCGACTGCCTATGATGTGGAAGCAGTTGTGGAGCAGTTGGACACATACATAACAAAACTGGTTGGAAGAAATGCTGCACTATATCAGACGGTTATGCAAATCGTGAAAGATGGTGGAGTAGATGGCAATTAAACCTATTTTATTCAATACTGAGATGGTTCGGGCAATCATGGACGGGAGAAAGAGCTGTACTCGGCGGATGGTAAAACCCCAACCAGATGAAAAGCATACATACCCGCTCGGTTTTATTACCGACAGTACAGAAAAGAAAGAGGTAGGATGCTTTGGATTTGGTATTAATGAATACGGTGGTTCTATTCAATACGCAAAGCCGCAGTATCAGCCGGGTGACCTCCTGTATGTCCGGGAAACATTTATTCAAGCAGCAGCTCGCACTTTTTGGTATAAGGCAGACGATAATTTATGGATGCCAAAAGGGTTGCATTGGAAGCCATCAATTCATATGCCAAAAGAAGCGGCGAGAATCTGGCTGAAGGTTACGAATGTGAGAGTGGAGCGGTTACAGGATATGACGGACGATGATGCAGAAGCAGAGGCATGTTTCGATTATACATCAACAGCACTTGGTTTTCCCGATGTATGGGATTCCACCATCAAGAAATCTGATCTTGACAGTTACGGATGGAATGCGAACCCGTGGGTCTGGGTGATTGAATTTGAGCGGTGTGAGCCGCAGGAGGGACAGAACGTATGAGAGAAATTCTTTTCAAGGCAAAGAGGGTTGATAATGGAGAATGGGTTGAGGGGTGTTTGGTAATAGATCATTCACGGTCAAACTTATTTGAATATCGAATGCAACCAGTTGAATCAGGTGTTTTATACGCACCACCTATTAATCCAGAAACCCTCTGCCAGTTCACAGGACTTTGCGACAAGAATGGGAAGAGAATCTGGGAGAATGACATTCTGATGGCACACTTGGACGAATCCTACCCAGAGGATGCGGCATATGAAACCGTTGAATGGAACGTTGCCGGATGGGTAGCGCACGAAACTGGTAGCACGGATAGAGAATATATTGATAAGTTTGATCTTGAACATTATGAAGTAGTTGGAAACACTTTCGACAATCCAGAATTGTTACAGGAGGAACACAAATGAGTAGTGCAAGTGTAAGATTCGGAACAAAAAGCGTATGTATGCGCAAGATATTTTCTTAGACCCGGAAAGTGCTTCAAATACATCGACCAGCGCGGTGAGAACATCACAGAACACGTCTATGAAGTCATGGCATTATATCCGTACTGCGTCCTGTTAAGGGATACTAGGAACGGAGTCAGGACTTGTCCGGGGTATAATACTTTGAGCCTGATGCTGAGAGGAAGTGAAACATATGAGTAAATCAGCGTTAGTGATAGATACACCAGAGAATTGCTATGATTGCCCGTTCGGAATTTCATACTGCGGTGAACTTGAATATGAGGGTTTGTGTGAATTAGCTGACTGCTTAAGTTGTGATGAAATTCTGATGACAGAAGAATATTATGATTGCGAAAGCAAATCAAGACCTGATTGGTGCCCATTGAAACCATTGCCGGAGAAAAAACTTTACACTGCACCGGAGAGAAATTATGAACTCCAAAAAGACCTATTCGCGGTCGGTTGGAACACTTGTATTAGCAAAATTACAGAAACAAGCGATAAAAACGAGCGATAAAAAGAAAGCGATAAGAGGTGGAGGAACATGTGGTTTCTGTGTCAAGAACCGTGTAAAACATTAGATCAGGCACGGAAAAGAGCAATGGAGATTGGACGAGAAAATTTTGATTCGATCCACAAAGAGAGGTACGGTTTATTTTTCGGGAAAACAGTGTATATAGTTCTCTGGTGGAGATGGATTGAGAAAGAAGAGGTGAAATAAATGATTGATTTAACAGGAAAAAGCGTGTTTGTAAAGACACAGGAAGAATATCTGAGCGTTCTGAAAATGGCAAAGCTTCAGAGATTTACATGGGCGAGAGCAAACCATTTAAACCCTGTCGAAATTCCAATTCCAAACATATTGAATTTTTATAGTAGCAAGATGGTCACTTGCAGAGACAATGATAAAAGAATATTGTGTGAAGCATCTGAAATCGTCGAAGATGAAGAAAAGGTCAAAGATGCAGTAAATCTTGTCAGAACATTTGCTAAAAAACCAGACAGAACAGCATTGACGGAATCATTTATTAAGTCCTTAAAGTTGCTTGCAGATACTGTAGAAAGTCAGATGAAAGAGGTGAAGTAGATGGAGAGATTAACACTTGACGATACGATAAAAGCACTTAGATGTGTTGCCAGTCAAGATACAGGAGGTGGTTGCTATGCAGACCACGAAAACTTCATACATATGGATGATGAGTATAAACGCATTGTCTGTGGAACTGGCAAGGATTTAAGAGATCCTATCAGCGACAAGGAAGCGGTTGGATGCCCGTATTATCAAGATACTTATGAATGTTGTTTTGAAGATGGAGGATTGTATTGGTTGAAAGATGTTGCAGAGCTGCTAGAAGAACTGAAATCTTATAAAGACTTAGAAGAACAGGGTTTGCTTGTGAAATTGCCGTGTCCTATTGGCACAACTGTATGGGACATATGCGGCATGGATATTCGGGAAAACGTGTTAAGTGGAATTGAATGTGGCAAAGATGGTAAACAGTTTTTGTGGGCAAACCATGATGAATGGCTCGGAGAATTAAATGATTTGGTATTCCTCACCCGTGAAGAAGCTGAGAAGAAGTTAGAGGAACTCAAAAATGAAATTTAAAGAATTTGCAAAGTGGTGCAATGAAAGAGCCTGTGATGGATGTTGGGGAATGCTGGAAGCAATGGCGTGTATTGATTTAATAGGTGAAGTTAAAAAAGTTCCGTTTTGGAAAAGAGAGAAATTTTGGAAAGAAAATTATGAGCAGCAGGTATTGGAAGAGATTATTAATCCGATAGAGAAGAAGTTGGAGGAGGTTCAAAATGACAAGACCTGAGATTACAGCAAAATTATCAGCCATGCTTGAAAAGAAAATAAATCCTCACAATGATCCACGTATTTATTGGGCGAAAGAAGTGACATTCGATTATTCGACAGATCATGCGGTAAGGGTGGATTATATGCGATTCGTGCCAGCAAATAATAGTGTGTCCGGGATAGAAAAAGGTGACTGCTATTGTTATGAGGTTAAATCATCAGCTGAAGATTTTCGTTCTGGTCATGGGTTGAATTTTATTGGTGATTATAACTACCTGGTTATGCCGACAGATGTATGCGCTGCGGTATCCCTTGAAATTCCACATTATGTAGGAATATATGTACCAGAAGGAAACGAACTTATATGTGCCAAGAAAGCCAAACGAGCCAACAGAGCGAGGCCTGTATCTGAAATACTTCTGATGATGTTTCGGTCTGCAAACAGAGATTACAGGAAAACGGTAAAGAAACTGGAGGAGATGGAGAAATGAATAGCAAACCTACACCAGACATAACGCCAAACCTTGCTATATCGGCATACCACGTACTACAGCAATATTGCACTGGACAGCCGGCGGATTGCAAAGGATGCGGATTCTACGAGCACTGTCCAGAATGTTTTCAAGGCATACCATGTGACTGGAGTCTGAACGAAGAAGGTGAAATAAATGAAGTTAAGGAAGGCAACACTGATTGACTACGGAGTACCGCCGGATGATGTACCGACATTACAAAGCCACTTGCGGAATCTTAGCGAAAGCGACAAATGCAATCTGTTACAGGTATCTATCAAATATGCACCCGGCATTGAATCGCAAATCTATGACAGCATTGTGAACAGTATCGGCTATCGAACGATGGAGAAGATCAGAACGGTTCCTGCAACGGAGAATGACTTTTATGGCTACAAACGCAAGGTCATGGCGGAATACTATCATCTGGCCAAATTGATTGGCAGACTTTAAAAAACTTAAAAATTTATAAAAGTGGTAGAGAACTATGTACGCCCTAGTATGGTATTATAGTATATATAACTATAACTATGCTAGGGCGTTTTAATTCAGAAAGGATATGATTGGATGTTAATAGGATGGCAAACGAGGAAAATTTAAAACCTTTTAAACCTGGTCGAAGCAGCGAGGAAGCAGCGAAAAACGGCCAAAAAGGCGGCATTGCTTCTGGTCAGTCTCGCCGTCAAAAGAAAACCCTTTCTGAATTAGCAAAAATGATAGCTGAGAACCCTGCTCCGACTGCTGCAAAGAAGAAACTCACAAAAATGGGAATATCTGATGAGGATGCAAATAACAATGCCTGTATTGTAGCTGCCGTATATAATAAAGCCATCAAAGGAAATATGCAGGCAGTGGACAAATGGGAACAGTTGGTAGCCGTATCAAAATCAGACGAAAGCAAATATGAGCTTCCTGCCAGAGTACTTGGTAAGGCATTCGTGGATATTAACCGGCAAATCAAGCCTAATATCGAATATGTATTCGAGGGTGGTCGAGGCGGTCTGAAATCTTCATTCGTAGCTTTTAAGATTGTTGAACTTATTAAGAACAATCCTCAGATGCACGCCTGCATTACAAGACAGGTGGCCGGTACTCTGAAAGATTCCGTATATGCTAACATGAAATGGGCTATCAACGAACTTGGACTGATGGAAGAATTTGAATGTAAGGTGTCGCCGCTTGAAATCAAATATATTAAGACGGGGCAGACAATATACTTCCGTGGTCTGGACGATGAAACCAAGCTGAAATCCATTAAGCCGGAATTTGGCTACATTGGAATCCTCTGGAAAGAGGAAAAAGATCAAATGAAGGGAGATGCTCAGGAACGTTCTGTTAATCAGTCAGTGCTTCGTGGTGGTGACGAGTCCTATGATTTTTCATCGTATAACCCACCAAAATCAAAGTCGAACTGGGTAAACAGGATTAAGCTCACGCCTAACCCGAAAAGAGTTATCCATCATTCGAGTTATCTGGAAGCCCCGGTGGAGTGGATCGGACAGAAATTTATTGACGATGCAGCACATCTGAAAGAAATCAATCCGGAAGCCTATGAGCATGAATATCTGGGTGTCCCAAATGGTGACGGTGGAAACGTATTTGAATATCTGGAGATTAGAGATATTACAGACGAAGAGATCAGTCACATGGACAAAATATTTCAGGGGTGTGACTGGGGATTTTTCCCTGATCCGTATGCTTTTATTCGTTTGTATTACAATCATAACACTGAAAAGATATATCTCATTGATGAAATTTACGAAAATAAATGGAGTAATAGGAAATCAGCAGACGAGATTCTAAAAAGAAAATATGATGATTATGCTATTACTTGTGATTCTGCCGAACCTAAATCAATCAATGATTATAGAGATTTTGGACTCCCAGCAAGGGGCGCAATAAAAGGACCTGGGAGTGTGGAATATTCTATGAAATGGCTTCAGACAAGAACTATCGTTATTGACCCTAAAAGAACGCCTAATGCTTATAAAGAATTTTCTGGATATGAATACGAAAGAGATAAGGACGGAAATGTTATAAGTGGATATCCTGATGAAAACAATCATTTAATCGATGCCTGTAGATACGCAACAGAATCATTGTGGAGGAGAAGAGGGAATAATGCTTAAAAGAGGGTACAGTCTAAAATATAGACGAATATATAAAATCTGGCAGGGAATTCGTCAGAGATGCAATAACCCCAATGACAAAGATTATGAAGACTATGGCGGAAGAGGAATAAAGGTTTGCAAAGAATGGAATAAAAGTTCAGAAGCGTTTGTTCTATGGGCATTAGAAAATGGATATGCTGATAATTTGAGTATTGATAGAATAGACACAAATTCGGACTATTCGCCAGAAAATTGCAGATGGGCAACATGGACTCAGCAAGCAAGAAACAAAAGAATGGAAAAAATAAATTCAACTGGTGTTACTGGTGTTTCCATGGACAGAGGGAAATATAGAGCAATAATCTATGTGAATAATAAAAAAGTTGATCTAGGCAGGCATGACACGCTTGAAGAAGCAGCAGAAGCACGTAGGCAGGGTGAGATAAAATACTGGGGCGTGAGTGCATAATGGGACTTATAAAAACACTAAAAAGGTGGTTTAACATGATATTCAAAAAACAAGCCGAAGAGGACTTCAACATCCAGGCAGCAGAATTCCCGGAGATGGAATCACTGATTAACCGGTGTGCGAACATATACAGGGGCGTACCAGAGTGGCTAGATGATAAGAATAATATCAAGACGATCAATTTTGCGAAATCTGTCTGCTCAGAGACAGCTCGGCTCGCAACACTGGCGATTGGCATTCAGATTGATGGTTCCGCAAGGGCTACGTGGTTGCAGGAGCAGATTGATAAAGTATATTTTCAAATCCGGCACTGGGTAGAGTACGGCTGTGCATACGGAACGGTATTCATTAAGCCAAACGGTGAGAGCCTTGACATATTTACTCCGGCAGATGTGATAATCGTAGATTATGATAACCAAGAAATCAAGGGGATTATATTTAAAGATTCTTATACAGTTGGACGGAAATATTACACAAGGCTTGAATATCATAGATTTGTTGAGACCACAATAAATGGCGTGACGACCTATCCGTACTACGTTTCTAACAGGGCTTATGTGTCGAAATCCCCTCAGAGCATCGGAGATAAGATTGACCTTAAACAGACCAAATGGGCAGACCTTATGGCAGACACGCCACCAATACTCAAGGCAAACGGCGAGAAGCTGGACGGACCGTTGTATGGAGTGCTGCGGACGCCACAAGCGAACAATGTAGATATTAGCACACCACTTGGACTTCCGATATTTGCTGAAGCTATTGAAGAACTGAAAGACCTCGACATTGCATACAGCAGAAATGCCGGAGAGATTTTTGATTCGCAGAAGATTGTTCTGGCAGATGATAGACTGCTGATGCCAAGCGGCGCACCTGTAGCAGCTATGTCGCCACAGGGCATGGAGAGCAGACGGAACGAGATGAGGTTACCGCACTTTGTCAAGAATGTGTTCGGGCAGGTCGAGAAAGAGTTTTACCAAGAAATCAATCCACAGCTCAACACAGATACCCGCATAAGCGGCATAAATGCCCTTTTAAGTCAGTTGGGGTACAAGATTGGATTTTCCAACGGGTACTTTGTTTTTAATGAATCTAGCGGTATTCAGACGGCTACGGGAGTAGAAGCAGAACAGCAGAGGACGGTGCAATTCATAAAAGACGTTCGAGACAAACTGGAATCCTGTCTGGATGAAGTAATCTACGCGTTGAACGTTTACGCTGACCTGTACGGGCTTGCACCTGTCGGAGCTTATGAAGTCAATTATGATTTCGGAGACATTCTCTATGTCAGAGAAAACGACCGTGCAAGATGGTGGCAGTATGTGACCACCGGCAAGGTTCCGGCATGGCTGTATTTTGTAAAATTCGAGGGAATGACTGAAAATGATGCAAAAGCAATGGTTGAAGAAGCTCAGCCAGACGAACCAAAACTGTTTGGAGATGAGTAGTTATGTTAAGTCCAGAATATTTACGCCGGATAACAGAGGGTAGCGAGCAAATTGCCGAAGAATTGCACCAGTACATCATCTCTGAGATCGTGTCGAGAATGATGGCAAGAATTGGCAGGGGTGAGGATTATATTCTGACCAACGCTGATGCATGGAGAATCAGAACACTACAGGAATCCGGTGAACTGCTAGAGGACATTCTGGCGGAACTATCCAAATACACTAAACGTGAACAGCAGGAACTTCTTGAAGCGTTTGAAGATGCCGGAATCACTGCATTGGAGTATGATGATAAGGTATACAAGGCGGCAGGATTAAGTCCTGTACCGCTTGAACAGTCACCATCTATGATAAGGCTCATGGAGCGGAATATGCTTGCGACTATGGGCGAGTGGAAGAACTTCACACGGACAACTGCAAGTGCCGCTCAGAGGCTCTATATTGAACAATGCGACCTTGCATATAACCATGTGATGACTGGGGCGGTTGGGTATACGCAAGCCATCAAAGAGGCAGTTAATAACGTTGTATCAGATGGCGTCACTGTCACATATCCATCTGGCAGAAAAGACACCATCGAAACCGCAGTTGCACGTTCTGTTAGAACTGGCGTGGCGCAGGCTACGGGAGATATATCCCTAAAACGCATGGAAGAAATGGACTGGGATTTAGTTCTGGTCAGTGCGCACATAGGAGCGAGGACGGGTGACGGCGGCGAGAATCCGGGAAATCACTCGTTTTGGCAAGGCAAGATATACTCTCGTTCTGGCAAGAGTAAGAAATTTCCGCCGTTCTCATTGACTGGGTATGGAACAGCAAGCGGATTGTCAGGGGTCAACTGTCGGCATAGCTTTGGAGCCAGTGATGGAGAATTTAATCCTTATGCAGAACTATCAGCACAGGACAAAGCCGACAAAGGTAAACAGTACGAAAAAGAACAGCGGCAACGTACTTATGAACGGAGAATCCGCAAGACGAAGCGTGAAGTCCTTGGACTGCAAGCGGCGGTTGATAACTGTAAGGATGAACAGACAAGGTTCGCACTTCAGCAAGACCTTGACCGGAAGTCTTTTCTTCTCCAAAAACAAAATGCTACATATAAAGATTACTGCAAGCAGAACGATCTGAGGGAACTGCAAGACCGGCTCATGATCGCGAAGTGGAACCGCCAGAACGCCGCTAAAGCCAGAGGAGCGGCAAAACGCTATAAAACAGCAAAGGGGATTGACTGATGGATAGATGGGAATATTTCAATCCAAATCCTGTTAAGGATAAGAGAACAGGAGATTGCGTTGTCCGGGCAATATGTAAAGCAACTGGCTTCGACTGGGAAACAGTATTCGCCGGATTAATGATACAGGCATGTACTCTGTCAGATATGCCGAGCGCAAATTATGTCTGGGGAGCGTACCTCTATAAGCATGGATACAGGCGAAAACTGATTGAGCAGTCGGAGCGATATATTTATACAGTCAATGACTTTTGCGCAGATCATCCAACAGGCACATACATTCTCTGTATAGATGGTCATGTGGTGACAGTGCAGGATGGCAAATATTTCGATACATGGGATTCCGGAAATGAGATCCCGGTATATTACTGGGAAAAGGAGAATAAATGAGCATATCAGAATTTGTACAGATTTTCCTCTCTATCTGCGGAGGGGTGTCCATTGTCGGAGGGGCAGCAGCTGTGATCTTTAAGTGGATTACTCCGGCATTCCGGCTCAATAAGCGAGTAGAAACACTGGAAGAACATGATAAACGAGATTACGAGAGTCTTCAGAGGATTGCAGAACGTGATTCGTTGATTCTGGAAGTGTTGTCGACCATGTTGGACAGTCAGATCAGTGGGAATAATGTGGAGGAATTAAAAAAAACAAAACAGAAGCTTACAAATTATCTTGCACAGAATCAACGTTAATTGCATTAATAAGGGGTATGCTCATGAAGTTATATGTGTTCACAAAGAAAGATATAGACAGATTCTTGATAGAGTGTAATTTTACACCGGACGAAGAAAGACTGTTCCGGCTGAGATGTAAGGAATATACGCTCGAATACTGCGCTGAACAGATGAATGTGAGTATATCCACGGCGAAACGGTTAAGCCGGAGGGTGAATAATAAAATAATTAAAGTGTGTTGATACTTTTTAGACACTAATTAGAGCCAGAAACGAACTGTTTCCGGTTCTTTTTTTATGCAAAAATATAACCAGAAAGGTGGTGCATAAGATGGCATTATACAACAATCCTTATCAATATAGTTTTGGCGTTCCGGGGCAGATGAATCAGTTCCAGCAACAGCCTGTCCAGATGCCAGCTCAACCAGTACAGCAACCTCAGCAGAATAATAACGGAATCCTGTGGGTATCTGGAGAAGTAGGCGCAAAATCCTATCTGGTAGCACCCGGGACAAGTGTTTTACTGATGGATAGTGAAAGTGAAAAGTTCTACATAAAATCCACAGACGTTTCCGGTATGCCACAGCCATTACGAACGTTTGAATATCACGAGGTAGGCACTCAGATGCCACCTAAACAGCCTGTTCAGAACATGGACAGTAAATATGTCACCAGACAGGAATATGACGATTTAAAGGGCAAATACGAAGCTATTATAAACCGATTAAATTCTTTTTCTGAACCTGTTAGAGCTAATACCGCGCAGGAATCAGCAGTCAAGGGAGGAAACGCAGATGAGTAATCCATTATTTAACGCGCTTGGTGGCGGGATGCCACAGGGAAACGGGCCAATGCAGATGATACAGCAGTTTATGCAGTTTAAACAGAATTTTAAGGGAAACCCGAAAGCAGAAGTTGAGAAAATGCTACAGTCTGGACGGATTTCCCAGCAGCAACTTAATCAAGTTCAGCAGATGGCAGGACAGTTTCAAAATCTGCTGAAGAATATGAAATAGTACATTACAATCTGGCCAGATTGATGTAAATACACAATAAAGGAGACTATAACTATGGACGGAAATTACAGCTTATCAGATATTGCCGCTGCTACTGGAAACGGTAGAAATAATGACGGCATGTTTGGTGGAGATGGTAGCTGGTGGATTATTGTTTTATTCATTTTTGCTTTCTTCGGATGGGGAAACAACGGCTGGGGCAATAATGGCAACGGTGGTGGATATGCAGCCACAGCAGCTACTCAGGCAGATATCCAGAGAGGATTCGATAACTCCGCAGTAATCAGCAAGCTTGACGGAATCAACAGCGGCCTGTGCGATGGCTTTTATGCCATGAATAATGGTATGCTTACCGGTTTTAACGGAATCAACACAAACATCATGCAGACTGGTTTCGGAATCCAGCAAGCAATCAATGCCGATACTGTAGCAAACATGCAGAACACCAATGCTTTACAGGCACAGCTTGCGAACTGCTGTTGCGAAACCAGGGAAGCTATCCAGGGTGTAAATTACAATATGGCACAGAACACCTGTGCACTGCAGAACACTATGAACAGCAACACAAGAGATATTATCGACAGCCAGAACGCAGGAACAAGAGCCATTCTTGACTACCTTTGCAATGAAAAGATTTCTAACTTGCAGGCTGAAAACAATGACCTCAGACGTGCTGCTTCTCAGGATCGCCAGAGTGCGTTACTCACAACCGCAATGGCTTCTCAGACACAGCAGCTCATTAATGCGATTAATCCAGCACCGATTCCGGCATATCAGGTTCCTAACCCGAACACATATTACGGATGCGGATGCAACACCGGATGTAATTGCTGATAACTTCATATCGAGAGTATCTTTCGATTGATTCGAATGTCGGCTTATGCCGTATTACACAGAGGGGCAGGCTGAGACCTGTCCTTTTGTGATATGAAAGGGGTAAAAATTATGGCAGAATTTACAAATGTAGCTGCTCAGACGGTAGCAGCAAATGGAAACGTAGTGTTTTCAAACACAGCAGTTAAAGGTTCTAACTGCATTCAGCACAGAGAGGGAAGTGGAATTATTACGCTGAGAGGACTTACTAGCCAGTGCAAAGCGAGATTCTTTGTGGATTTTTCTGGTAATATCGCAATTCCAACAGGCGGTACTGTTGAAGCTATTTCTCTGGCTATTGCAATCTCTGGTGAGCCGGTATTATCTTCACAGATGATCTCCACACCGGCAGCAGTAGACCAGTACAATAATGTGTCCTCTGGTATCTATATTGATGTACCTCGCGGATGTTGCGTTAATATCGCGGTAGAGAACACAAGCGATCAGGCAATTTCTGTTGCGAACGCAAACATTGTCGTAACCAGAGAAGCGTAGGAGGTGTGATTATGAGAGATATTAAAGACTTATGCGCAAGAATCGAAGACGAGCTGTCCAAAATCGCTGACAATGGGCTGACCACTGGAAATCTGGAAATGACATACAAACTGATTGATATGTATAAAGATATAAAGAACACACAGTACTGGGACAAAAAGGTGGAATACTACAACACTGTCCTTGATGAGATGCGTGGCGGATACAATGACGATTACAGCGAACGTGGAAGAAAGCGCGACAGTATGGGGAGATACAGCTCAAATGCCGGCAGAATGATGCCGGATTACGACCGGGGCAGTTCTTATGCCAGACGCGGTGAGCATTATGTCAGAGGACATTACAGCCGCTCTGACGGACAAGATGCTTATGACGACTATATGACACAGAAGCAAAGCTATCGTTCCGGCAAGTCTGAAGACTGTAAAAGGAAGATGCTTGCCGCATTGGAAGAACACCTGGACGAACTTACTACAGAAATGAGTGATATGTCAAAGGATGCAGAATGCCGGGAAGAACGTGATCTTGTCAAGAGATACGTAGAAAAACTCCGTGATATGCTCTAAAAACACAAAAGTGGTAGAGAGGTAGTTAAAAGAAATCTGTTATAATGTAATTGTGCAGCAGGAAGCACAAATAAAACGGTTGTTTTTGACATTTTCGTTTTAATCCTCCTTTCTTTAATTTTTGTAGCTGGTGCGCACGCTTTAATGGAAAGTTAAACAAGTTCGAATCCTGTCGTGCGTATTTGTCATCTGGCACGCAAGATGGCACACCTCCTTGATTAAGGTTTTTGTTATTCATACTTTTCTTTTTAAAAAAAAGAAATAAATATCCGAAACAACTCGTGACAGGCATGACACGTTAAACACCTTGCTAACCCGGGAATCCGGGTTATGTGGAATGTACGCTAGTGGAAAACTGACAGAGTCGCGCTCTGGTCTCCGGTTCGATTCCGGGCGTTCCGCTTTAATCCGCTTAGAGTTAAGCTGTTTGTATACAGGCGGTCTATGTCTCAGGTGGATTTACGCTATAGCGAAAAGGTGAAACTCAACTCAGTTTTTAGCTGTCCGTTACAGGCGGTATGGAATGTAGCTCAGTGGTAGAGCAACGTATAAACTAGAGTCGCAGGTTCGATTCCTGCCTTTCCGATTACCTCGCCAGTGGTCTAACTGGCTTAATCCATTTACCTGCGGCGGCAGGTCAATAAACACGACCAGGAGGATGTTATGCAGAAACTTATTGACACTTTAAAATCATTTGGAATTGAAATCCCGGAGGATAAACAGGCAGATGTAAAGAAAGCACTTTCTGAGAATTACAAGAACGCAAAGGAAGTGGCGAAAACTCTGTCAAAAGTTGAGGGAGAACGAGATAACTGGAAAGAACGTGCTGAGACAGCAGAAGAAACCTTAAAAGGTTTTGACGGTATCGACCCGGCAAACATTCAGACAGAGCTTGCTGGATGGAAGAAAAAAGCGGAGGACGCAGAAAAAGAGTTTAATGCGAAAATCTATGACCGCGATTTCTCAGATGCACTCAAAGCGGCACTCGACAATGTTAAGTTTTCCAGTGAAGCGGCAAAGAAGTCTGTTATGGCAGACATTAAAGAAGCCGGATTAAAACTGAAAGACGGTAAAATTCTCGGATTAAATGACCTGATCGAACAGATGAAGCAGTCTGACGCATCCGCTTTTGTGGATGAATCTCAGCAGCAGGTTCAGCAGAATCAGGCAAGATTTGCAGCACCGCGGATTGGACAGCAGCAGACACCGGGAAGCATGACTAGAAAAGATATCGAAGCAATCAAAGACCCGTCCGAAAGACAGGCTGCAATTGCTCAGAACATCCAGTTATTCCAGTGATTTTTTACACCGACTATACATCAGGGTATAGCCGCTAACCCAATACCTTAACAATTATGGGTAGAAAGGATTTTTTATGCCAGCAAAAACAAATCTTATTATGACTAATGATATTCATGTCACGGCACGTGAGATTGACTTCGTTACCAGATTCGAAAGAAACTGGCAGCACTTACGTGACATTCTGGGCATTATGAGACCTATCAAAAAACAGCCGGGTGCTGTACTGAAATCTAAGTACGCAGAGGGTACTTTACAGAGTGGGAATGTTGGTGAGGGTGAGGAAATCCCTTACAGCAAGTTTACTGTAAAAGAAAAGACCTATGCAGAAATGACTATCGAGAAGTACGCAAAGGCTGTATCTATCGAAGCAATTAAGGACCATGGTTATGAGAACGCCGTTCAGATGACTGATGATGAATTCCTTTTCCAGCTTCAGACTGATGTTACCGGCAGATTTTACGACTATCTGAAAACCGGTACGCTTACTTCCACAGAAACAACATTCCAGATGGCTCTGGCAATGGCTAAAGGCCGTGTAGAAAACAAATTCAAACAGATGCACAGAAATGTGACTGGCGTTGTTGGATTTGTGAACATTCTGGACGTATATGAATATCTTGGAGCGGCTGAGATCACTATTCAGAACCAGTTCGGATTCCAGTACATGAAGGATTTCATGGGCTTCAACACAATCTTTTTACTGTCTGACAGCGAAATCCCGAGAGGACAGGTTATCGCTACCCCTGTTGAGAACATCGTACTTTACTATGTTGACCCGAACGAATCTGACTTTGCAAGAGCAGGTCTTGTGTATACCGTTTCCGGCGAGACAAACCTGATCGGATTCCATACACAGGGCAACTACCACACAGCAGTATCCGAAGCGTTTGCGGTTATGGGACTTACTCTTTTTGCAGAGTACATTGATGCAATTGCAGTAATTACCATTGACGAAACACCAACGCTCGGCACTCTGACAGTAACATCTGCGGAAGGAACAGCAACTGGTGATACAAAAATCACTGTAAATCCGGCTAAAGAAAACGCTGGCAATGTGTATAAATACAAAGTTGCAGCAGATGCAGTAACTGTTGGATATGGACAGAATCTCAGAAACTGGAGTACTTGGGATGGAAAAGCCGATATCACAGCGGCAACCGGACAGAAGATCACAGTGGTTGAGTGTGATGGAACATACAAAGCGCTGAATGCCGGAAGTGCAAGCGTAACAGCAAAATGACAAACGTAGGAGGTAACTGGCATGGCTTATGCAGATTATGAATTTTACACAACTTCATATTTCGGTTCAGTCGTGCCAGAAACCGACTTTCCACGACTGTCAGAAAGAGCCAGTGATTTTGTGGACACAATGACATTTGACAGGTTGGTGGATGGACTGCCGACGAACGAACGCTCACAGAAGCGTATCAAAAAGGCGGTCTGTTCACTGGCTGAATTGATGTATCAGATTGAACTTGCTGAAAAGAATGCTATTAATCAGGCATCGGCAAATGTAACCGACATAAATGTCGGGAACATCTCAACAGGCGTTGTAACCTCTGTATCATCCGGCAGCGAATCCATCTCTTACGCAACACCTCAGCAGATTGGGGCAAGTGCAAAGGAATGGAGTGCGGTGTATGCCGCCACCGGAGATGTACAGAAAACGAACGACTTACTTTACAAGACGGCTTTACCGCTTCTGATGGGAGTAAGGACGGATGATGGGGTACCAGTATTGTATGCAGGAGTGTGATTGATATGAATTTTAAAGAAGCGTTTAAACTTATGAAACAGGGAGCAAAAGTAAAACTCCCGGGTTGGAATGGCTACTGGTGCTGGGATGATGAAAAACATACGATTATGATTCATTGCAGACCAAAAGATTCTGATGAAGGTCAGGGAGAAGTTCTTGATATCCGTGAAACGCAGAGAGTGGAATACACTTTCATGCACACACAGAGAGAGGACTGGATGATTGCTGATGAGAATAACTGTGGTGTTCTTGGCGGTCAGTCAACATTTGGATTTGGCGATGCTATCCGTTATTTAAAAAGGGGACTCAAAGTGGCTCGTAAAGGTTGGAACGGGAAGAAACAGTACATTCAGCTTGCCACTGGCATTTCTTATAAGATAGCGGATGGAGAGATTGTGAACTGTGAGCATGATGCAATCGGAAACAATGCCATTGCTTTTGTCGGAACATCTGGCGTACAGATGGGATGGTGTGCGTCTCAGGCAGATATGTTAGCAGAGGATTGGATTTTCGCAGAACAGGAGGTATCCAGATAATGGACATTTCAACATTAGGCTCATGTATCGCAATCGTTATGATTTGCTACATCGTAGGAATGGGCTGTAAAGCATCAAAAAGAATCTCTGATGAATGGATTCCAGTAATCATGGCGGTTATTGGTGGGATTCTTGGAGCTGTCGGAATGGGAGTTATCCCGGATTTCCCGGCAACAGATTATATCACGGCAGTTGCAGTCGGTATGTTTAACGGATTATCAGCAACCGGAGTGAATCAGGTTATTAAGCAGACGGTGCAGAAGGAATAATTAAGGAGGGTATCATGTACGAAAAAACGGTGACGATTTTTGATTATTATGAATCAGCCACGACAGGAGATGCGTACTGGTATCCTCATGCTTTATCCGGCGTTGACCTCATTACGGACAAGGGGGCAATCCTCAAAAAGTACGGACCAGACGCAACTGACAACGCACAGTTACACATCCGTTATGCTGTCCAGAACGGCGATATAACTATTGCTGATAAAGACGACAAGATTCTTCCATGGGTGCCGCCTAAAGAGTGGAAACAGCAGATTAACAACGCTCTGGAAGATACTATCACATTCTCAGATGAATCGTTCTTCTGGGAGGGTGAGTGGACTGGCGGAACGGTAACTGATGGTGATTATCGAAATGGATTCTACCAGTACATGAATGAGAACAAGGATAACGTGTTTAAGATTACCAGTGTTGGCGGTCCGTATACGCTAATTCCACATTTTGAGATTCTGGGTAAGTAATATGAGTAAGATTCATCATTTTAAAGGATTCTCCATAGTTGATGGAGATATGAAAATAAAGCTGAATATGGACAGGTTCTCCAGGCAGTATCAAGAAGCTCAGTATCTCCTTGATGGGATGGTCATGGACAGTATGGTTCCGTTTATGCCGATGATTTCAGGGGATTTCATTGACGAGACAAGGGCAAAAAGTTCCTCTATGCAAGGTACAGGATTTGTTTGTGCGGCGGCGGCACCTTATGGCAGATTCCTCTATATGGGAAAAACGATGGTGGACGAGCTGACAGGAAGCCCTCATGCTCGACAGTACGCAAAGAAAGTTCTTGTTAGTCAGTTTTCTGGTCAGACGGCCGCAAAGGAAAATCTTGAATACACCAAACAAGCTCACCCACAGGCACAAGCAAAGTGGTTCGATGCCGCTAAACGACAATACGGTAGCACATGGATTCGCAAAGTAAAAGCACAGGCAGGAGGTGGCAGACATGGCGGATAAACCTATCGGTAAAGATGCAACTGGATATGAGATTCTGACAGATGCCATGAAAGCACTTCTGAACCAGTATCCAGGGCTATATGAAAATGAAACAATCAAATTTGAGGAACTTGGCAAGGAATCAGGAATTGCGTTCTCGGCAGATAACGGTGCCTTGATTTATTCAGAGAAAGAAGATGTTTGCGGAACAATGCATCAGATATGCCAGTACCCCTTCTATGTGGTATACCGAACAGCGTCCGACAAGGAAAGGCAGAAACTATCTGTTCAGAAATTCCTCGACAGTCTTGGTAAATGGATATGCCGAGAACCAGTTATCATAAATGGCTCTGAGACACGTTTAAATGCGTTTCCTGAGCTTTCTCAGGGGCGAGTGATAAAACGTATCACCCGTGATAATTCCTATGGTTTAGAACCACAGGAGAGTGGTGTACAGGATTGGTTATTACCATTAACGGTACGCTACGAAAATACTTATGAAGTAATATAACAAGTAACAACCAGCTATCAATCGGAGATAGTCGCTAACCTACACAGCCTTTTAAAAGTTATAGGCAGAAAGGACATTTCTATGGCAGTTACAGGCAAAATTGACCGTAAATATATGGCTCATTATATCGATGCAGGTTCTCTCTGTGGAGGACTGACACCGAAGTATGAACGTCTTGGAAAAGATCTGGAAGAGTACAATGTTGAACTCAATCCAGACACCGAAACCTCTAAAAACATTCTTGGAGAATCCACATTCAAACATAACGGCTACGAAGTTTCTTCTGACGCTGATCCATTCTATGCAGACACTACTTCTGATCTGTTTACAGCATTACAGAAGATTGTAGATGGACGTCTCAAAGACGATAACCTCAAAACAAAAGCAGTTGAGGTTCACCTTTGGACAGAAGCCACAGCAGGCAAGTATGAAGCATATCAGCAGGACTGCTACGTTGTGCCGACCTCCTACGGCGGTGATACATCTGGCTATCAGATTCCGTTTACCGTCAATTATACCGGCGAACGAGTAAAAGGAAAATTTGATATCAGTTCCGGCACATTTACAGCTGACAGCGAATAATTTTTTTTAGGAGGGCATAGAAAATGGCAAAAACAATTAATACAAACATTGATGATGGATTTCTTCTTTTCACATTCACGAACAAGCAGGGTGAAGTGTTCTCTTCATTCAAACTGAATCCTACCGACATCAACATTGCAGCAAGAGCGGAAGAATTGGAAACTTTCTTTGAACAGGCTCAGGAATCTGTTAAAAATGTCTCTTCCGGCAAAGAGATGGCGGAGATTAATAAGCAGATCGAGGACAAAATCAATTATATGCTCGGATACGAAGCATCTAAGGATTTATTCAAAGAACCAATTACCGCAACAACTGTTTTTGGAAATGGTCAGGTGTTTGCCTATATCGTTCTGGACAAAATCAATGAAGCACTTACTCCGGAAATTGAAAAGAGAAAGAAAAAAATGCAGGAAGTGGTCAATAAGTACACGGAGAAGTATACAAAATGACCGCCTATGAGTTACCCACCTCACTAAATATCAGTGGGGTGGATTTTTCTATCAGGACGGATTTTCGAGTAATTATTGATATTCTGGTCGCCATGGATGACCCAGATTTGGACGAACAGGCGAAAGCTGTTGTTATGTTACAGATTCTGTTTGAGGACTGGCAAAGCATGCCCCCGGAATATCTTGCAGAAGCTTGTCAGAAAGCTTGCGAGTTTATTGACTGTGGTCAAGTTAACGATAGTCCGAATAAGCCTAAACCCCGTTTGATGGACTGGGAGCAGGATGGCAACATGATCATCCCGGCAGTCAACAAAGTAGCTGGAACCGAGGTTAGAGCAGCTCCCTATATGCACTGGTGGACGTTCTTTAGCTATTTCATAGAAGTAGGAGAAAGCCTGTTCAGCACCGTACTTGGAATCCGTTCAAAGAAAGCTCACGGAGAACGTCTGGATAAATGGGAAAAGAAATTCTATCACGATAACAAAGATATTATTGACATAAAAACACGTCTCAGCGACGAGGAGCAAGCTTATAAAGATAAGCTGAATGAGATGTTGAACCTCAAATAGTTAGGAGGTAGACACATGGCTGCTGATGGCTCAGTCATTATTGATACCAGAATGGACACATCAGGTGTACAAAACGGCGTATCGGCAATTAGACAGTCTTTTAACGGACTTGGCAGCGTAGTAAAAAAAATAGGCGTACTGATTGGCGGAGCATTTGCGATTGGAAAACTGACGCAGTTCGGTAAGGAATGCGTAGAACTCGGCTCTAACCTTGCCGAAGTGCAGAACGTGGTTGATGTTACATTTACAACCATGTCGGACAAGGTAAACGAATTTGCAAAGAATGCTATGACCTCTGCCGGACTGTCAGAAACCATGGCAAAACAGTATGTCGGAACGTTCGGAGCAATGTCTAAGTCGTTCGGATTCTCAGAAGCACAAGCTTACGACATGTCAACAGCTCTGACGCAGCTGACTGGTGACGTAGCATCATTCTATAACATTAGTCAGGACGAGGCGTATACGAAACTAAAGTCTGTATTTACGGGCGAGACGGAAACATTGAAAGATTTAGGCGTTGTCCTTACGCAAAATGCACTTGACCAGTATGCACTTGCAAATGGCTATGGTAAAACCACATCCGCCATGACTGAACAGGAGAAAGTTGCTCTCCGCTTGGCTTTTGTACAGAAACAGTTGTCTGCCGCATCTGGTGATTTCATTCGAACATCTGGCTCCTGGGCGAATCAGGTTCGAGTAATGCAGTTACAGTTGCAATCTCTCAAGGCAACAGTCGGACAGGGATTAATCAATCTCTTCACTCCCGTTTTGAGAGTTATTAATATTTTACTGGGCAAACTGGCAACTCTGGCGAATGCCTTCAAGTCATTTACGGAGTTAATCACCGGGAAAAAATCTTCTGGTCAGACAGGTGCAAGTGGCGCAGGTCTTGCCGGGACAGATGCAATAGCTGATACGGCAGACCAATATGGAAATGCTGCCGACAATGCCGAAAAGCTGGCAGATGCAACAAATGATACAGCAGACGCAACTAAGAAAGCCACTAAGGCGGCAAAAGGATATCTTAGTCCTCTCGACGAAATAAATAATTACTCAACGGATAAAAGTGCGGATTCATCGTCAAAAGTACCGGGCGCAACTGGCGGACTTGCAGATCAGATGAAAGATGCTGTACAAAATGTTGATTACGGAAAGGTAGCAGAGGGCGAGACGGTTCTTGATAAGATGTCAAAACCGCTAAAAAAGATAATCGACAGATTTAAGCAGCTGGCTAAGTTAATTGCAAAAGGATTCTGGGATGGATTAGGAGATTACGAGCCAATTTTTGACGGAATAAAAAAGGATCTCGATTCCATATGGAAATCTTTAAAGGATATCTTTACTGATTCAGAAGTTACTAAAGCAGCAAATAATTTTCTTGATTCATTTGCATATGCAATTGGACAAGTTGCCGGTTCATTTGCCAGAATTGGATTGACAATTGCGCAAAACATTATAGGCGGAATTGAAAAGTTTTTAAAGCAGAACACGCAAAGAATAAAGAACTATCTGATAGATATGTTCAATATCGGCTCTGAAATTTCGCAAATCGCAGGGAATCTTGCAGTCGCCTTCGCGGATGTTTTCTCAGTTTTTGGTGGAGAAACCGCACAGCAGATTACTTCGGATTTAATCGGAATCTTTGCTGAAATCGGAATGGTTCTTACAGAAACGGCTGCAAAACTTGGCAGAGATATCCTTAACATGATTGCGCAGCCTTTTATCGACAACAAGGACATTTTAAAGTCCGCAATCGAGGGTAGCCTCGGAGTAATAGAAACTGTAACAAGTGGGGTCTTAACAGTTGTTCAAAACCTTAGTGACGCAATATCGAGGTTATACGATGAACACGTAAAGCCGCTCTTTGATTCTATAGCAAATGGACTATCAAGCATATTTGGAACTCTGATAACTGGATATAACACGTACGTTCTTCCTGTTTTGCAAGGACTGGCAGAACAGTTCAAAGGGCTATTAGAGGGACCGTTAGGGGATGCGATTTTAAAGATAGAAACATTCCTCGGAAAACTCATTGATTCTCTGAAACTTCTGTGGGAGTCAGTGTTAGTGCCTTTGATTAACTGGATAATCGCAAATTTGCTTCCGGTTGTGGCAAAGATAATTGACGTTGTAGGAACCACAGCAATAAAAGTCTTGGAATCATTAATTAAAATTATTGGTGATGTAACAGACACGCTGAGCGGAATCATTGATTTTCTTGTCGGCGTTTTCACGGGAGACTGGGAACTGGCTTGGCAGGGAATAAAAGAGATTGCGGATGGAGCATGGAGTTTTATCAAAGATGTTGTGTCAGGTGCGTGGGAGGTAATTAAAACCGTAACAAAAGGCGCGTTGAGTATAATAAAGAGTATCATCAGCACTGCTTGGAATGCGATTAAAGCATTGACTTCAACAATCTGGAACGCAATCAAAAAGACACTTTCTGGCCTTTGGAACTCTCTTAAATCCACAGCCAGCACAGTATTTAATGCAATTAAAACTAAAGTCGTAGGCGTATGGGACAGCGTAAAGAACAAGACATCAAAAACATGGGAAAACGTAGCTACGTTCGTGTCTAATAAAGTAGAAGCGATAAAAAATGCTATCACTAATAAGTTTAATGCCGCCAGAGATGCAGTCAAATCTGCATTTGAAGGTATTGTTAATTTCATTAAAGCTCCGATTAATCAGGCAATCAGCATTGTTAATAATGCAGTTGGGATGATTAATAATGCAATTGGTGGAATTGAATCTGCATTTTCCTTTGGGCCTTGGACTGTTCCAACACCGTTTGGTTCAAAGACTATTGGATTTCATGCAACATTTCCACGTATCGGAACTATCCCATATCTGGCCAGTGGCGCAGTTATTCCACCACGAAGCGAATTCCTTGCGGTATTAGGTGACCAGAAGAAAGGAAATAACCTGGAAGCACCGGAAAGCCTATTACGGCAGATCGTCCGGGAAGAATCAGGAAAAGGACAGGGAGATGGAAATACTTATAATGTTACAGTCAATGCATCTGGTAGAAAATTGTTAGACATTATCATTGATGAAGCAGAGCTTAGGAGACGCAGAAATGGCGGTCAAAATCCATTCTTGTTAGGAGGTGTGTAAATGGCACAGGAGCAGTTTAAAATTGATGGGGTCATTATAAAGGCCCCTGACACATACAAGCCGGTGTTCGCAACTACATCAACGGAAAGCTCTAAGAGAAGTCAGGATCTTGTTATGCACAACACTCCGATGGGAACTATTGCCGGATATGATATGGAATGGGGTGAGCTTAAATGGGGAGAGATTGCAACGATTCTCAACTCTATGATTAACAAAAGTCAGTTCACTTTTCATCATAAAGACCCTCGGACACCCGGCAAATGGATTGACAAAACGTTCTATGCATCTAATTTCAACATGGCAGCACAAACACTCAAGGATAATGAGGAACGATGGACAGGATTAACTATTAATGTAAGGAGTATTCGACCGGTATGATTAATGTTACAAATCAGTTAAAAACAGAATCTCTCTTAAATAGTAACTATTATGTTACGGCGAATGCGGTGCTGCGTGATGGGACAACTTTAAACCTGGAAAAAGAAGATTTCTACTTTGACGGAAACGGAATCGTAGATTCTTCTGATTCCGGGGATTTCCCGATAGGTGTAGCCATTGAAAAGACGGCAACATTGGCACTGGTCAATGATGATGATAGGTTCTCTGACTACAACTTTGCTGGGGCGCAGCTCACCTTATTTTTGAATTTACAACTATCTGATAGGTTAGAAACCATTCGCCGTGGCACATTTATTGTGTCGAAAAAGCCCGCCACGTCCAATGAGATTAACCTCACTTTGCTGGACTATATGAGTAAGGCAGAGGCGGACTACAAAACGAATCTTGTCTTCCCATGCTCTGCAGGAGAGGTTTTAGAAGATGCCTGTCAGCAGACCGGGATTGTGTTAGGTGACGCAACATTTAAAAACGCAGACTATCAGGTACAGAAGAAGCCTGAGAACACCACTTTTAGAGCAGTAATTGGTATGGTTGCGGCTTTGGCAGGTGGTAACGCTCGCATTGACGAGAACGATAATTTGCGAATTATCACTTTTGACGATGGTGTCGATACCATGACCTTGGAAACAATTCCATGGTATGACATTAACGGAAACACTATTCTTGACATTGATAGTAACGAGATTGAGACAATTCTCGAGCGAAAAGGATTTAAGCCAAATTTTATCAATAACCTTACCTATGATGTTGACGATGTAGTTGTTACTGGGGTCAAGTATACAGATAATGAGACGGAATACAAGTACGGTACAGACGGATATGTCATCACGATTGACAACAAGCTTCTGAGTGGCGATGAACAGACGGGTGTTGACCTGATCGGAAAAGAACTTGTTGGTATGAGATTAAGACCATTCTCTTGTGACAGCATAGCAATCGGATACGCCACATTTGGAGATAGAATTACATTTTCCGACATTAAAGGTAATATTTACTATTCATATCTGACAGATGTAGACTTCGCGTTTTCTGGCAGCACAAGCTTCTCTTGCAACGCAAAGAGCATGGAAGACCTTAATGTCGATTACCCAGACAGTATGCAGGTCGAGGTTGACAATGTAAAGAAAGACACTGAGAAAAAGATTACTGCCTATGATGCAAAGCTAAAGCAGATGAACGAACTAGCAGCAAACACTCTCGGCTTCTACTATACAGAAGAAATCCAGTCAGATGGATCCACGATATCATACCGGCACGACAAACCCACACTTGCTGATTCTAAGGTGATATATAAGACGGGTGCTGATGGATTCTTCTTGTCAGTAGACGGAGGTCAGACTTGGAAAGCCGGATTTGACAGCAACGGTGATGCAGTGCTGAACATTCTGTATGCTATCGGTATACAGTCGGATTGGATTAATACAAGAGGATTCACGGCAAAAGACAATGACGGCAACATTACATTCCGTATTGACGCAGAGACAGGAGCCGTCAATCTTAATGCCACGGAACTTACAATCAAAGGGAAAACACCAGAAAATGTGGCAAATGCCGAGGTTGAGAAGTTCATTACAGAGGTGTATTCTCCACAGATTAAGGTTCTTCAGGAGCAGATTGACGGACAGATAGAAGCATTCTTTGGAGACTATGTTCCTGATGGTAACAATGAACCGGCATCCACTTGGACAGATGATATAACTAAAAAGAAACACTTAGGTGACCTGTTTTATATCGTAAACAACGAAGAATATGGCGGGCAGGCTTACAGATATGCAAAGATTAACGGCGAATACAAGTGGGACTATGTAAAAGATACTGCGGTGGTCAAAGCTCTTGCAGATGCAGCAAAAGCTCAGGACACGGCGAATGTAAAGAAAAGAATATTTGGGGCAGAACCAGTACCCCCTTACGATATTGACGATTTATGGGTTCAGGGAAAGGCCGGGGACATTCTCAAATGTCAAAAGGCAAAGGCAGAGGGTGCAAGCTATGACGCCGATGACTGGGTGAGAGCATCTAAATATACAGATGATTCTGCAATCACAGCATTTATCAAGGGCGTTTTTGCCGATACGATTGAAAGTCTCCAGGAGCAGCTTGATGGTAAGATTCAGACCTGGAGTCAGGATACAGACCCGGCACTTGAATGGACAGAAACAGAAGAGATTCCGTGGACAGATGCTGGTGGTAATTCCATTCTGGATGTAGGCGGAAATGAGATTTTACTTATCTGGGAAAAAGGTAAATATATCCACAAAGGAGACCTTTGGCAGAACACCACGGACAACACGCGCTGGCGATGGGATGGGGATAAATGGATTGAGCAGGAAGCACCAGATTATCTGTTTGATAAGATTGACGGGAAAGCGGCAGTTTATTTCGAGCAACCCAAACCGCCATACAACATGGGAGATTTCTGGGTCACATCAAAGGCAGATGGTGAAGCTTCTATCAAGACAGCAGTCAGAAACCGAGCGGACGGTGCATTCACTGACACTGACTGGATTGATTTCAAATACGCAGACAAAACCGACATTGATAATGCGGTCAAGGAGTATGATACAAGTCTTGGCCAGGATGAGGTATTTAATAAACTGACAAACGGCGGCGAAGGCCAGGGAATTTATATACAGGACAAGAAACTGTATATAAATGCAAATTATATTCTTGCAGGGCTTTTGGCAGGTAAGTTTATTAATGCAAAAGGCATGAAGGTCATTGACAAGGATAACCAGACAACCTTATACATTGATGATAACGGCAAGGTCCATATTCTTGCTACTGAATTTTCTTTGCAGGGCAAGAGCGTATCTGACATTGCTACGGATGCGGCTACAGAAGAAGCGAAGAAATATAAAACTCTAAATGTAACATTATCGAATGAGTATCAGGGTATTCCAACGGATGCGGAAGGTAATTACACAGCATTCCCTGAGTGTAAAACGACGGTGACGGCGTTGTATGGCGATGAGAATGTTACAAACAGCGCAACTATAACGTTTACTGCCGGAAGTGGGGTTACGGGTTCAAAATTAGGAGCAACATATACAGTAACGGCACTTTCATCTGATACAGGAATTATTACCGTGTCAGTTTCTTATAACAACCTCTCTGTTGAGAAGCAGTTTACAATTGTAAAACAGAAACAGGGCATTCAGGGATTACAGGGTATTCAGGGAATAAATGGAAAAGACGGAATAAGTGGAAAAGACGGTCAGGACGGAAAGACATCTTATTTTCATATCAAATATAGTTCTGTTGCGAATCCGACTTCTTCCGGTCAGATGAGTGAAACGCCAAGTACCTATATTGGCACTTATGTGGACTATACAGAAGCGGATAGCGACGACCCTGGCAAATACACATGGAGTCGATTTGAAGGCAAGGACGGGGCACAAGGAATCCCTGGAACAAATGGAGATAACGGGCAAACATCTTATCTCCATATTGCTTATGCGACCAGTTCTGACGGAAAAACAGGTTTCTCAGTGTCTGATAGTGCAGGCAAGACTTACATCGGGCAGTATACCGATTTTAAAGAGAATGATTCTACAAATCCAAGTGATTACAGCTGGACGAAGATAAAAGGCGATACTGGAAACGGTGTATCTGCAATTGTGCAACATTACCTTGCTTCTTCAAGTTCATCAGGTGTGACAACATCCACATCAGGTTGGACGGAATCTGTGCAGACACCAACATCATCTAAAAGATATTTGTGGAATTATCAGACAACCACATACACGGACGGAACGAGTGTGAACACTACTCCACATGTTATCGGTGTATACGGAGAAAAAGGCGATGATGGCAAAGACGCGTCAGATATGACCCAGTTGGATATTTTTAATAAATTAACCAACAACGGAGAAACACAGGGGCTATATCTTTATGACAACAAGGTGTATCTGAATGCCTCGTATATTAATACCGGGTATCTGGCTGGATGGGAAGTTGGATATAGGAAGCTTTCAGCAAGTGGCACGTATGGAGAAGTAACGCTAGACGCTTCAGCTGGAGAGATCTATTCAGAGACGAATACAGGAATATATGTACCGGGGTACGGGACATTGTATGGAACGCGTATTAGAGGAATCAATCTTTATACAGGAACCGTACATGCAAGTTCAGCCTCGTTTAATAAAAGCGTTTCGGCGGACAGCGTTTCGACATCAAAAAAAGTTACAGTAGGTACGCACGTAGAAGCCAGTGGTCATTTCTATAGCATCGGAACGGGGACAGACCTTGCGGATTTAAGTGTCCGAGGGACAAAGAAGAGGATTTTTCCAACAAAAAACTATGGTACACAGGCGTTTTATTGCTACGAAATGGCATCCCCCATGTTTGGAGACATCGGAGAAGCATCCATATCAGAAGACGGCACATGTCTGATAGACATAGATGACATATTCCAAGAATCTACTAATGTAAGGATTGAATATTATGTGTTCTTGCAAAAGGAAGGAGATGGAGATTGTTGGGTAGACCAAAAAGAACAGACATATTTCACTGTAAAAGGTACTCCGGGGCTTAAATTTGCATTTGAAGTCAAAGCGCGTCAAGCTGACTATGAACACATGCGTTTTGCTGATGCAAGTGAAACAGCTTACGATAGGGCAATAGACACAGACATGCCAGAGCCAGACTACAGTAAAAGCCTTGAAATATCAGAACCCGATTACGAAAAAGAGCTTCTTAATAACAGGAAAAAAATTATTGACGAAATGGAGGAAATATCATGAAAAAAATTCTTACAAGTTTTATGAATCTCAGCACTGGAGAAGGAAGTCGCATTGCTTACACCTATTCTGAGGTAAACGAGGAAACAGGAGAAGTTGTCAGCCAGAACAATAAAGGGAATTTCCTTGTGATGGATGACGATGTACAGGCTCATCTTGATGCAGTTAAAAAATATATCAGGGACAAATATTTAGTATAAGGAGGAAACAGTCATGCCAAAGTGGACAGATTATACGACAAAAACAAACCCCGCAGATAACGATGAAGTAATGGTACTTGATACAGCAGGCAAGGCAAACAAACGTCTTGGTTTGTCGGCGTTGTCAGATTGGATTATAGGAAAGATTGCAAACAAAGTATTTGAAAATTTGCAGACACAAAACAAGACAATTCTGGGGGCACTTAATGAATTAAATAGTAAGGCTGGGACGATTTACAGCAAGGGTATTATGAATTATGGAACTGCATACAATGCAGTAGTAATACATTCATCTAATACTTTAAGAGAACTAGGCTTATTTGTAATGCTTACTGGAAGCGAAAGTAAACAATTTGGGGCGTTTATTTACGGTATGTCGGATAACAAAGTAAAACGCACAGAGATAATAAATAATGGAAATGTATCAGTTACAGGTGACCTGACAGATAATAGCATAACCATAGAAATCGGGAATTGGGGCAGAGGTGTTGTCTTTTCATATGCTCAATTCAATATAGAAATAAAAAAATTATAGTCTTCTCATTTAATTCACTAAAAATTTCATAAAAAGCTACCTCTCGGCCCTAACCGTAGCTAGCCTTTTCGTGAGGCTATGAGCTGAAATAGCAGAAAGGAGCAACACGATATGACAAATGAACAGAAAGCCGTCCTGAGAAAGATAATCTACGCAGTCGAAACCGGCGGACAGGTTTACGGACAACAGGATTATTCGGACTTCACGGAAGCCTATGAGAATAATTCAGATGAACACGCAATCACGATTGGAGCAGGAGCGTGGTACGGAACCGAAGCTAAGACACTGTTGGAACGAATTTACGATGCTGACCCGGAACAGTGGGAGAAGATAGACAAGGTCAGACTTCTGGAACAAGTTCAGACCGCAAACTGGGAATGCTTTAATATTTCCAGAGTGTCACAGCTTGCCGATACCATAGTTGCCCTTATTTCGTCCGATTTGGGCGTTAAATGTCAAGATAGCCTTATGGATGAACAATTAGCCACCTATGCAGAAGAAGCCCTTAAACAGGGCGTTACGGACGCTAGAGCGCAAGCTATGTGTGTGAACTTTAGACACCAAGGCGGACAGGGAGCAGTAACGAGGATTCTGGCAAAGACTCAGAAGCCATATACGCTCGATAATCTCTATGCAGCTTGTCAGACGGACACAGGGAACCAAGTTGGGGCATACGAGAGCAGGCAGAGATTTGTTTATGGCGCATTAAAAACATATTTTCCAGAAAGTGAGGAAACAGGCATGAACGCAATTGATAAATTAATCCAGATCGCAAAGAATGAAATCGGATATCTTGAAAAGGCAAGCAATAGTCAACTTGATAGCAAGACAGCAAATGCCGGAGAAAATAATTACACAAAATACTGGCGAGATATTAAACCGGACTATCAAGGGCAGCCATGGTGCGCTGCATTTGTTTCGTGGTGCATGATGAAAGCATTCGGCTTAGACACAGCAAAGAAGCTTTTAAAACACTGGCCATACGTTTACTGCCCGGCAATGGCGGATTTGTTTACTTTGAACAGCAATCCAAAAGTTGGAGATATTGTTATATTTAAACACGGCGGTACATTTACCCACACCGGCTTTGTAACAAAAGTAGCCGGAGACAGGTTCTGGACGATTGAGGGAAATACTTCCGGAGCATCCGGTATCGTGGCAAATGGTGGCGGGGTGTGCCAGAAGAGCTATTACAACAGTAATCTTCCGGGGACAAAATTCTGCACTCCAAACTATAACTTAGTGAAGAATGCAACACCAGTTTCAGATACGGCCAAAAAGCAGAACACTAGAGCCTACATTGCGCAGATTAAAAAAGACACAAAATGTTATACAAAATCAAACAAAAACAGCCCGTCAAAGATGTTCCCAAAACTGAAAAAAGGTGCAGTTGTAGAGGTAATGAAGTACACAGAAACCGACAGTTCAGGGTTGAAATGGTACTTCATCCGGATCCCGCATCCGACAGAAGGGTTTGTTTTTGAATTTGTTCCAAAAGGAACATTCACCAGAATCACAGAAATTTCTAAATGATTGTCCCGGGGAATTAACCCCGGGAGTTTTATCTTTAAACATATTTAGCATCACTTCGGAAGTTTTAGACTGTTATCGTTAGTCACACGTTAGTCACAAATAAAAATATTGTTTCCTAATATAATAGTGCCAAAAACACTGTATTTACAGGCATTTGCACATTCTTCTAAATTTCATTTATTAGTCACAATCAATAAAATTAGAATAATGAAAATGAAATGTGGGAAATCCTTGCAAAATCGCTAGAAACGTTGATTTTAATAGGGTTTCCGGCATTTCGATAATGATATTTCGGTTGTCTTAGAAAGATTAAAATGGGTTCCGTTAGTCACAGTTAGTCACAAATGGAACTTTTATCTTTTCTATTTCTGTCCGAAGTTCTTCCAGCGTCCTGTGGCCGTACACAGCATTTGTAACATCTCCGCCAAAGGAGTGGCCGAGCATTCGTTTTCGGTCATTCTCACGGACGCCGTATTTTTCGCACAGCGCAGAAAAGGTGTGCCTGCAATCGTGTGGCGTGTGTTTCGGATTACCGACTATTCCTAATCGTTCCAGTGTAGGATAGAACAGTGCTTTTCTGTGGTGTTGCTGAGTATATACGCATAGTTTTCCATCTTGTGTCAGTACTTTCTGTTCAACAAAAGGGTATATAGCGGAGTGTATCGGAACAATTCTGTTTTTACCGGCTTTTGTTTTAATTCCGCCTTGAAAGTATTTTTCTTCTAAATTAGTCGTAAGTTTCAGCACTTCACCGATTCGCCAACCAGAGTAACACATAATAAGAATGAGCTGTACTTCTGGATCGTCAGCATTATCCCATAAAGTTTGTAGTTCCTGATCAGAAAATGGTGTTCCATGTTCGGTGTCATTATCAGCATTGACATGGACATATAATGCCTTATTTTCCGTTACAATTTCTGAGTAAACTGCATATTTGTACATCTGCTTGAACAGAGTCAAAATAGCCATCTGGCTTTGCTTTTTCAGCTTACAATCATCAATAACCTTTTGCATGTCAGGAGCCTTTAAATCTTCGAATATGCGATTGTGCAGAACGGTGCAGTTTGTATAAGCTGTCCGGTATGCTTCTTTTGAACTATATGACAGTTTTGTTCCCTCTGGGAACTTCCACGCATAAAACTGTTTATATACATCTGAGAACGTCAATTTCTTGATTTCCGGGTGTTTATCCTCGACGCCCTTAATTGTATTGTAGTCGGCAATTAAGCGGTTCACAAGGGCGTCTATGTCCATTGTAGGGGACACCTCAAGAGTCCGTTCCATGCCGGGTTGGTACGTGCCAGCTTTGTAAGCTGTCAGGACAGTGAAGCCTTTTATCCAGTCATCTACATAGCAGATTGCCGGCGGACGGACAAGAGCACCAAAATCATCCTTGAATGCTGGTGGATGCACCGCAAAGCAGTTTCTCCGGTTCTTGCCAAGGTAACGGATGCTGCCGAAACTATTTGGAAGTTTCGGATATTTCTTTCTTTTCTTCGACATTTTATTCCTCTTTTCTTTAAAACGGTTGTTTGAGTATAAAAATAACAGCCGAACAAATTTTCTGTCTTGTTCGACTGCTCCGAAAATGATACAATATGTTTTGCCAGAATATAGCATCTCTCCGGAGATGTATAAACGCCGTCCCGGTACGCCAATGCCGGGGCGGTTTTTATTTTATTCTATTTCTTCAATATCAAGAGAATATCCAAGAACTTCTCCAACGTCTGTGCATTTTCCTTTTAAAGTAACGGTGTCGCCCTTTGACATAGATGCTATTTTAGATTTTTGATCGTCGCTCTTGATGTAACACTGGACTCCAATAATCTCAAAATCTCCATCAGCCATAAGGTCAATATATTTTCCGGCTGCATCAATGTTACTGAGCTTTCCGGTGATCTCAAGATGTTTGCCTTTGTATTTATCAGATGCACCCATTGCATTACTGTCAAGATCAGACATCATATCATTGACTGATACGGCTGTATATTCAATTGGTGTAGGTGTATCAACTTCTTTTGTAGATTCCGTCTTTGCAGATGTGCTGGAAGTGGATGTAGTACCTGAATCCGAATTTCCGCCAACGGCACCGATAACACCAACGGCGACAACCGCTAAAACTACCCATTTAAGTTTTCCACCTTTTTTCTTGCTCATAGAATTGCTCCTCCTAATAGCTTTATTCGCCACGCTTCGCACTTTTTATGCGGATTATGTATTTTGTACCGCTGATTTTGCAATATTATGTAAAGTACGGTTATTCGTGGTATTTTTATTTTATCATTTTAAGAGCATATTGTAAAGATTTAGAACGAAATAGAGTGATTTAGATGAAAAAGAAATGTTTTAAGTGCTTTGTACTTCTCTTGCTGATCTATAAGGTATTTAGTCTTGTACATACCCCACAAAAGATAATTTCCAATAATAATCAGAAAGATATGCAGATAGTTCATTCGTATATGGTATATCAGGAGCATTCTGTCCAGAAGTATCCACATACAAACAACGGCGGTGGAAAAGTTTGTGATCTCGCATTTTCCCTCTGTGAAAGCATAATTTTCTTTGAGATTGCAAAGTTTGTGTATGAAATAACAAAAGTCCATGTGTATATTTGGCAGTTGCCAAGAGTCGGGATAGGTGGTATAATGACAAAAACGAACTAATGTTCGGTTCTATTTCCCACAGCCGGACATATACTGTAGTGTAAGTGGTAGTTGCGACAGGGAGGGCTATTTATGGATTATAAAAAAGAGATTATCGAAATGATACAGAATATGCATAATGAAAAGATACTTAATTTTATATTTTGGTTTGTAAAAAGAGGATATAATGAAGAAAGGGCAAGGAAGTAATTCCTCGCCCTAACAGCTAGAAAACAAATTTTTCAAAGAAATCACATAATAAATCTTTTTTATCGGGCGGCAGTTTATCGTATTCAAGAATAATATTCATGAATCGTTTGTCTGTTAGCCCGATTTTCATTGCAACATCTGAGTATTCAGCATCAAGCTCTTTTTCTTCTTTTTCATTTACCAAGTCTGAAAGCCCTACTCTAAAATACTTTGCCAGTGTTCCTAATTTTCCAGTTCCAGGAATTGCTTTTCCCGTATACCACATATTAAATGTAGTAGGATTAACTCCTATAGCTTCAGCAATTTCCTTTTGTTGCTTTCCACTTTCAGCAACATACTTACTGAGATTCTTTGAAAATATTCTCTTCTGTTCTTCGTTTGTCATAGCACTTTTTCCTCCTTACATTTTGTATTGTACATCATAATCACAAAAAATTCAATATTAAATTCAATTATTTTGGATTTTGGTGTTGACAATCCAATTATATTGAATTATAATGAATTCAGAAATTAAGAAAGGAGGAAAGAAAATGCCACAGATTTGTTTGGAAGCGGTTCGGGTGAATGCAAGATGCAATCAGAAAGAATGGGCTGAAAAGATAGGAGTTTCCAATAATACAGTAGTAAATTGGGAGAAAGGAAACACTGAGCCAACATTATCTCAGCTTAGAAAAATGAGTGAGCTTTCTGGTATCCCTATGGATTTTATTTTTGTGCCAGATAAATTCAATTAAATTGAATTAGAAAGGAGTATAAATGGACGCATTACAATTCAACAAAGCCGTCAGTCAACACTGCAAAGAATCTGGTGGAGACTGTTGCAAATGTGACCTACGGCTTTACTGTTACCTATCGCCAAGTGAGCGACCGGATGAGTTAGTGAGCCTGGTTATTGATTTTTTGCATAACCACATTGAAAACCATGGTCATTATACCCATCACAGTGCGGCTTCATTTCCGTGTATTGATGATATGGACATGAGCACCGCAGTAGGCGGCGACTGTTACCAGAAACCTCATACTCTTCATAAACAGTCACATGTTTGTGAATCTTGTGGCAATGATACAGTCGTGTAATTGTTTCAACCATATAATTCCCCTTTCGTTATACTCGGCATGTCGGTGCCTGTAAATGCATTATAGGTAGAGGGGAAAGGAAATACAATAGGTTGAATAAAAATCGTATTAAGAGATAAAAGCAAAGTAAGGAGGTAAAAAATATGAAACGCCATCCGATTATGGAATATGTGATTCCAGCAATTGTAGCAAGTGTGGCAACAGTTTTAATCCGTTTAGTGCTAGGGTGGTAAGAATTGAAGCAATAATGAAAGGAGTAAATATATGCTTACATCAAGGAAAATACAAGGAGGAAAACCAATCAATGAAAAAATTCGAACTGACAGCAGAGTCAAAAATCAACATCTTTGGAAAGAAGCTTTTCCGTATCAAGGCGCTTATATCATTTGGAGATGTAGAAGAGGGAGAAACTGGTGGGTGGATTGAGAAAGAGGAAAACCTTGAACAGTCCTCCGGCGATGCATGGGTCTCCGGCGATGCAGAGGTCTACGGCAATGCAAGGGTCTACGGCAATGCAAGGGTCTCCGGCGATGCAGAGGTCTACGGCAATGCAAGGGTCTCCGGCGATGCAGAGGTCTACGGCAATGCATGGGTCTCCGGCGATGCATGGGTCTACGGCAATGCATGGGTCTCCGGCGATGCATGGGTCTACGGCAATGCAAGGGTCTAC